TTCTAGCCATTATTAAATATCCATAATCGACATTTGTCTTGAGTACGCTGTACTGACTCCGCCGCCCCCCAACCCAGCCGTTGTGCCTGCGCCGCCCCACCATCCAGCCGTTTTGCCTGCGCCGTATACTTTACCTGCGCTACTCAATAGAGAGCCTGCCGCAGCGAAACCGGGGTTTTGCTGGGACGCTTTGAGCGACGCCAAACCAGCTTGAGCTTGGTAGTTTACGCCCTGCACTTGTGCCGCCTGAATTTGTTCCCTGTAGTTAGCTTGCAGTTTTAAAATGTCGAGCGCACCTGCCTCAGCCAGATTTACCTGCAGGCCAGTAGCCGTAGTTCCAACTGTATCGTCTACCAGCAAACCATTAGCTGATAGGCGCGCTCTGGCTGCGGCTTTAGTATCTGCGATGCGCTTGCGCTGCTCGCCTTCAGAAATTATACCGTACTGCTGCAATCGCGCCGCGTTTTGCTGCGCGGTGGTAGCGTTATTGGCTGCCACTTGAGATTGGTAGTTTGCCTGCGACTTAGCGGCCTGCGATTGCTGGTATGCGCCCACTGCCCCTACCCCGGCTGATGCTACCGCAGCTATTGCGGCTATTGTCGTTGCTGCGGCCATTAGGCGACCTCCTTCATAAGCAGAGACCCGACATCAGCATAACCAGACCGCTGGAAAAACTTAGCTGCTCTATCGTTATTAATACGGGCGCTAATTTCTAGTTTGCAGTAGTCCGCCCCCTGATCTTTAGCCCAAGAGCTAAATAGTTTAGATAGGCGTGCCATGCTAATCCCACCCCTATAATCTGGGTGGGAGTAAATAAATAGGTCACTGGCAAACCGGACATCCATAAATGGGTGGTCTGCAGCTTCGCCAATAAACACGGAAACGAGTTTAGTGCCTTGAAACACGCCTTTAGCAAAAACAGCTTCCGCAGAGAGTATCTCCGATAGAATAAACCGCGCTCGCGGCTCGTGCATACGGAAGCCTGCAAAGCCTGTCTCGGCAGACATGATATGGCCCAGCTCTATAAGCTGATCTACATCAAGAGGTGTGAGGTCTCGAATCATCAGTTACCTCCGATCAATACGTCTGGCACTAAAGCTAGGAGGTTCATCGGCAACGGATCTCGCTGTTGCACGATAACGTAGCCATCTTTATTCCAGCTTGGTGACATTGTAACACCTTTGTCTCCGGTGACCCACTCGGGAGGCTGGCCGTATTGAGAAGGAAGTCCGTATTTAATTTCGCGCATATGGTCCCGGTCGGGTCCGTACCATCCGCCTAGTGTATCCGCAAACCTCAAACTAAGGCGACTAATCTTCTTATCCCTGCCTTGTATGGTGTCGCCGACGTTGCCGTTGTCTATGCGAAGAGACTGGATCTCCGACGTGTAGGGTAGACCGATATGCACCCTGCTCGCGGCGCTAGGAAGCGTCACAGAGCCATTTGCTATAGTAAGGTCGCGTATGACATAGCCGTTAGCTAGAGCGACCACTGTCTGGCCTTCTAAGTGCCATAAGCCGCCTAGTGTGGTCACAGCTTTACGAACTTCGCCGCTTGAGCTGTAAACCTTAAAGGCAGTGCTGTTGACGTCGACGCCGTTGTTCTGAAGTTGGAATGTGTGGGTCGTAGCCCCGGCTACGGTATAGCCGGTCCCCTCAAGCTCAGTGTCGTATGACCACCCGCGAGTAGCAGAGCTGTCCACAACCTTAATACCCGTTATGTCAACAACATCTCCGTTGCTAAACCCGTGAGAAGGTGCGGTGATGACAACCGGATTTGCATTGGTAAAGCCCGTAATTGTTACCGGGTTGTCTAGCGTCAAACCGCTGTCCACAAAGTAGCTGTCTTGCACATCCGATATGTCGCGGCTCCGCATACGCTCAACATATTTAACAGTAGCACCCCCGATAATGCGATCTACGACGTAATAAGTGAAGTCGTCGTCTCCCTCTCGAATAGCGGCAGCAGATCTAAAGTCGCCCTTAGTAGTATGGCGGTGCCACCCAAATACGTTTTGTTCCCGAGAGTACGTCATGCCAAGGAGCACGCCGTCACCCCGCACACACCAGATTATGCTGTGTGGTGCCTGAGCGTATGTCCAGTCTACAATGGTGTCGTTGTCGAACAAGTGGCGAGCCAACACCGACAGATCGTTACCGGCGTAACTGTCGCTCTCAAACTTATATCCTAGATCGCGGACGGCCTGACCCGGCTGCATATAAATAACAATGTCCCCAGCCACGATGGGGGTTAGACTTGTGGAGCCGTAGTATGACTGCGGCTTAATCTGAATACCGGCAGGGGTAATAACGCCGTCTACGCCCTGAACCAGCCACTCACCACCCGACGTTAAGATTACAAGATCTGACAAAGAAACGTAGTGGCGTATCTCATTGACTTGCCTGCTGGCCAAAGTAACGGTGATCGCGTCGTCGTCTCGCGTTGGGCTGGAGACTGCGAGGTTAGTAAAATGCGCCGTCTGCGTCATCCACACACGCTGTGTGTAGGTGTCGCTGTTACCAAAAAGTTTACGCTGTTGGTGATAGCCTGCCGTAGACGGAAAATTACCGGACCCCACAAAAGGGTTTCGTGTGCGGGGTGGAGTGTCGTTTACTTCTGGGCCAATATTTACGTCAGTAAAATCAGTCAATTCAGTGCGGCCAATAAAACCAAAAAGGCCGTTATCTTCTCGGTATACGGTGTAGCTCTCCGCATTAGCTGCTGCAGTCCACGCTATTGTGTTATCTGGATTGGCGTGACCGTTTGTGATTTTAACAAACATCGGAAACACGCTGCCCCCGGACGAGTAAGTTGTGTAGTTAGTAGTATTGATTTGAGCCCCGGCGTTGTCAGTAAGCTCAAACGTAGTAGTGCCCTTGTTAGAAACTTTAAACACTTGTCCGTTAACCTCGGTCATCCCCACTACGCCGCTGATATACACGTCGTCGCCATTTAAAAGACCATGAGATCCTGACGTCGTAACCACACCCGGATCTGCTTTTGTTATAGCGGTAATACCACCGCCTACTGCCGGGGCGGTGCCGCGAAGGCTCTCTTCCCCGCTGTCAATATTGGTTGCGGTCACAACGTAGCGGTATGTCGTCGAACCGCCGCTGTTTACCGTGATCCCTAACCCTGTAGGAAAGGCTTGGTCAGGTTGAAAATCTATCTCCGTGATAGTCCACACATCGTGATCTGTGCGGGCAATATCACGGGGTGCGTAGTCTGGATGCGTAACCGTTAACACGTCCGCTGATTGGACATACTGCAGATCAAAGATGTCGGCGGCGGTGTAGGGCGTGGTCAACTCAAAGACCTTCTGCGCGGTTCCTGCAGATCCGTAAGTTGTAAAAGCAGTGCTATTTATGTTTGCTCCTGCGTAATCAGTTAGGGCGAAGGTGTTCGTCGTGACACTAGCGGCGCGTAGAAACCTACCGTTAAGCTCTGTCATACCAACGATGCCGCTAATGTAGACGTCATCGCCGTTGCTAAAGCCGTGACTGCTTGACGTGACTACCGCAGGGTCTGCCTTAGTGACACCGGATATGACCTTCGCGCTTCCGGTCAGTACCTGACCGCCGTCTTTATAGACACGCATGTACAGGTTACCGAACTCTAAAATGTAAGTCTGACTGGTGTTGAACTCAAACGGTATTAAACGAACGGCAGTAGATGGTGTCTTAGCTGGGGCAACGTACTCCAAGCCGGGTCGGTTAGTCAGACCTCCATGTACTTGCACAAAGAAATTTTCAGCCTTGTAGACAGAGGACTTGTACTTGTCGATATCAACACGAGCCGCAATAGCATCGCTGACCTCACCCCCTGACAAATTTGCCTGAATAACTTTTGTCATTAAACCCTAGCCCTAATCCAATCTGCATCCGGTATTGCGGGCTCAATACCTTCATTAGAGTCACTAGCCCATGCGTTGTTAATCACGGCTCGCGCTTGCTGAAACAAGAAATCAGCAATACCGCTGTCGCCTGTCAGCGGCATAGCCATGCGCGCACCAAGGACATAGGAAAACGCCATAACAAACTCCGGGTCGTAGTCTGCGGTATCTTCAGCTCGGAAGGTGTAAAATATTTGTGGGGCTTCTTCGTTACTTAACATGACGCGAGTGCTGTCAGCGTTGCGAGCTACCTCGAACTTGATCTTCGGCTGGTCGTCCCCTAATGGATTGACGATGCCGAGGAGCTTAATGCAGTCCGTAGGATAGGTGTACATATACGTCCAGTTGCCGGGTACGGTTCCAGCTAGAGCGGCAGGCGACGTGTACTTAGTCGCAAACACCCAAGGATGCTGGCGCAACAGAGCGTCCCTCGTGTCGTCATAAAGCAGGTTGACCTGCTCGGCCTCTGGCGTTGCCTCGGTAATGTCGCTTATATCGTAGCGATCACCGACGTGCTGCAGCGCCAGCTTGGCAATTTGTACCTTGCTGGCCATCTAAGCCTACTCCTCGGACTTAACGGAAACGCGGCGAGCAGGCTTTTCAACTTTCTCTTCAATAATCTCGATGCCGCGAGTGGGCAGCACTACACTGTCACTAACGTCGTACTCGACGCCGGTACGGTAACGCCGGTTATTGTCGAAGAAGTCAGTGTGAAAAATAACTTTAGGCATAGGTCAATCCTCTTAATAGAGAATGGTGGGGGCGACTAAGCCCCCACCAAACAACTTAGTTGACCGCGTCAGGCAGAGCAGTCCAACCGACCGGATCGTAGGTCAGGAAGGCATTGATCTTACCAGCAGTCACGGCAGCAGTACCAGTCGTGGTAAGGATGCCGAGGTAACGCTCGTAGGTCTGGATAGGCAGAGCCACGACTACAACTGTGTAGCCAGCAACGAGAGTTGCTTTACCGATTGCACCGGACGAGTAGTGAACCGTGGCGCTGCCGTCAACTGCAATAGCAGCCTGAGCGTCGGACGCGAGTTTGAAGTCAACAGTGGCAGAACCAGCAGACGTTACCGCAGTGTCCACTTGGATCACGAGGTAGATCGGCTGGCCGTTACCAATGTCAGAAGTTGTAGAGCCAAGGTCAATGACATCACCAATAAGGTCGGTGTCAGTTCCCGAGGTATCGAGTGCGGTGGCATCCGCAAATTCAAGCCGTTCGTCCATAATCATGGGATAATCCTTTCTATATGGATGAGTTAGGAAACAGTCGCTTCGTTGCCACGAAGGGCATCGCAACGACGGATCGGGATACCACCCCATGCGGTCTGCATCGTACCACCTACGAGATCGGTGGTCAGTGTCGAGCTAGAAACAGCACTCGACGTCTGGCGACGAAGCATGGACAAGATCGACTTATCCATATACCACGCACAGCGGCCCATCGACGTATTCGGAATTTCCGTCCACGCCTGATGCATCAGGTCGTTCAGATCCGCACCGGCAGAGATATCAGCCGTCAGAGCAGAACGATCAATGTTGGCGATACGAACTGCGTAGCGCCAATCACGAACAGACAGACCAACATCCCAACGGTAATGCGTGCGGAATGCCTGCATACGACCGTTGGCTCCATCAGCGTTCTCGAGGGTAACTTCACCCAGATCACGCTGCTGAACACCAGCCTTCGATCCTTTAGGGATAATACCGTGGCAGGTATTTGGTCCCCAGCAAATCAGCCAGATGGACGCATTGTCACTCCCGGAACCGCCGCCTGCAATGATGTTGTCACCATTTTCAGCGGAGAGAGAGTTATACCGAGCTGACAGACCCGTGAACTCTTCAGGTGCAGTGCTTTCATCGCCGTAGAACAGCGTTGACGCGAACTCTTGGTTCATGCCCTCGATGTGCGGACGATCTTCCTGAAGACGGAATGCAGCAGGGTTACCTGCCATTTCAACAAGGGCTTTATCGACTTCGGAGTAATCCTCCATCATCCCTGTATTGTCAGTCACTTGTACTGCGCGACTCTTCGTTGGCTGTACGCCGCCGTAGAGTTTACGCCAAGTCGGTGTAGGCAAACCAGAACGGATCGAAGTCCGGTGGCCTGTGGTTAAGTTGCCCTCAAGGAACGTCATGTCCATGAGAATTTCATTAGTGGCGTTGAGAATTTCTACAACGTCAGCAATGGACCCGTCGGGATCGGTGACCTTCGCGAGGTCAGCGAGCGTCGGGTTAGTTACGCTAAGAGTAGCCATAAAGTTTTCTCCTTAGTTGGCTGCGAACATCGTTGGATACATCTTCTCCAAACTATCTCGGCCTTCGATTTTATTGTCTCCGGTGACGAGATCGCTTTCAGAGATGGCGCACCCAACACGATAAAAGAGGCGAATTACCTCTGGATGGTTCCCCAAGCCGAGCCCGTCAGGGTTATCAGCAGAGGGGGGGTCAATCAGCTTAGCCAGTTGCGGACTACCAAACGTGTCGATGGCCCGCTTTGCCAGCCCAAGGTTCTCGTCGAGGCTCTCCCCACCAAGCTCCTTGTCAGCCTTCGTGTCTTCAGCCCAGTGCTTAATACGTTCACTAAACTGTGTAGACATCTCTTCCAGTGCTGCAGCACTGCGTTGGATGTCGTATTCCACAAGTTGCTGGAACTGTTTCTGATTAAGACCTAATTCCTTGGCGGTCTCGCCAAAGACTTCGATTTTACTCGGATCAACTTCAACACCTTCTGGTGGCTCGAACTCGTACTTTTCAGGTACTACGTTGTCGCCTTCTCCTTCTCCCTCGTCACCCGACAGCAGGGTCTTGGATTCTTCTTCGCCAGCGCCTTCCTTAGTCTGCTCGGCGGATATCTCTTCGGTTACAGCAGCTTCTTCAGCTACTGATTCTTCAACTACTTCTTCAACTACTTCTTCGTCTGCCATGTTCTCCTCCATTGGCTATTCATCGAAATGGTTCTCTTCAAGCATCTTCATATAGGCCGTAGGATTTTGACCGCGAAGGTGCTCGTGAAGCGTCGTGCCTACAGATCGTGCGCCTTCGTTAAACGCTGTGGCGTTGGGGCTGTCTGGCACAAAGCTCGGTGAGTTAATGTGGCTATGAGCAAACATCAGATTGTACAGCCACCGCCTGCCCCGAGGCTCAGACACAATGAAATCAATGTCCTTCTGCAGGTCATCTTCTTCCCGCTGAGCCTTGGCTACTTGTTCAGGGTCGGAGGCGTTGTAGGTCATACGGCAGTCTCAGGTGTACCGGCGGGTCCGCCTAAGCCGCCGATCAGATCAGTCAGGGCGTTGGGGTTTTGCGTATCGGTCTCGCTCAATACTTTGGCGCTCTGTGCAGCTTGGCTGCCCATCTCCATAGCCTGCGTGGCCTGCTGCTCTTGAGCCCTAGCTTGGCGCTTGGCTGCAAGATCGTCGCTGGAAATGATGACGTCAGGGCTGGTGCCGAGGATGTCTGAGTATTGACGCAGGGCTTCGTCGGCATCTATGCCGTCTACGATGTCTGGGAACACCGCGACCATATTACCGGCAAAACCAAGGACGCGCTCGAGGCTGGAGGCAGCAACAGCCTGCTGGGCCTGTGCAAGTAGAGACACATACTCTACCTCCAAGTCTTGACCTTCGAGTGCTTCCGGTATCGGGGGGAGGAGACCACCCTCGAGAGCATACTCGAAGACGTCTTCCAACAGTGGGTCCAACAGTTCTACATTGATCCGTTGTAGCACAGGCCCAAGCAGCACTAATTTCTCTTCGTGTCGTTCCACTACTTCGGTAGCGGTCATCTGTCTGCGGTCTGAGTTAATCATCATGGCAAACAAGTCGGCGTAGAAACCGCGCTGCACACGGTTCTGCACTTCCTGAATGTCGAGCATCAGCTCATTGATGCGAGGCTGCACCTGATACGCCGGGGCAAAACCTTGCGCTCCCTGCAAAGGATCAACGTATGTCGTCTGCCCCGGCAGCACTGTCGAAGGCTTACCCTTCAGGCTTGTCGGTGCGACCATCGGCGGGTTGACCATCTTGTCGATAGCCTGAGCCTTACGTTTCTGCTGGTGTTGCAACTGCTTGATGTCACCGAGGTTGTCCATTCCGGGAGATCTGCCGTAGACCTCGCCACTGAGAACGTCCCATCGCGGCACATACGCAGGAAATTTATTGTACCCACCCTCCATCAAGAACTCGTCGCTCTCGGAAGACAGCTCGAAGTAGCAGCTCTTGAACGGCATATTCTTGCCGTCCTTCTTGCCGTACTCGCGATCTGCCATCAGGCGGGGCTCGATAAAGTGTACAACCTCGACGCGGGCATCGTAATTGCCGTCGTCCCACAGTTTCTTGGTTGCCTTGCTGACACCCTTCCAGTCCATCGCGCCGTCTTCGCTATGGACAAACTTCTGAATGATCTGGCCGACAGTCATTGTAAAGTGACGGCCCAAGGTATCCACCTCGCCAAGGTCGTTCTCGGCGATCACATACTCGCCAGCAGTGAACGGGCGGAAACGGATCACGTTATCAAACGACGGCTGGCGGTACAGAGGTGCAGTGCCGAACGAGCCAAGCTCTGTGTATACCGTGTGTATTGAATTGTAGAAGTTAGATTTGTGTAGAATGGATCTTTCGATGTGCTCGACCTGAGCCAGCCAAGACCGCACTTCACCGTCATCCATCAGATCATCGCGCACCTTACGTCGATGCCACGGGCGTGCCGGTGACGTCATGCCGGACATCAACCCGGCAGCCATCGTCCGCATTG